GGTCAGCCTTCTCTTCGGCGGTCACAAAGTTCTGGGAGCCGCCGTAATAAATCTTGGCAATCAGGTCATAGTCCCGCTGCTCGACAGTCGTGTAGGAGCCGTCGGTGAGTTTGTAGACGTTGCTGCCTGCGTAGGTGGGTAGGGCGTAGCGGAACAGGCGACCCGCAATCGACATGTCGTGGCGGTCCGCTGCCGCAATCTCGGTAGTTGCAGGTGGGCGGAACAGCAGCAGTTTGACTGTGGTGGTCGACTGGTTGCTAGTGCCTGAAGCCGAGGCAGTGCGCTGTGCGACACGAGCAGACACAATCTCCCTGCCACCCGTACCTGATGCCGTGGCGGTACGAAAACGGGTAATGAGACCCAGCACAATCGCCGCACCCGTTCCCGTGCCTGTGGCGGTGCGGGGTGCGATATGCAGTTGGCTGACACTCGATGCACCTGTCCCCGAAGCGGTGCCCATGCGTGCGCGGGTAACCGCACCCGCAGCCGTCTGGGTGCCTGTGCCTGCGGCTGTGGCGGTGCGTGGCACGATACGAAGCCCTGTGGCGCTCTGTGTGCCTGTACCTGAGCCAGATGCGGTGAAGGCGCGGGTGACCACGCCAGACGCGCTGGAAGCCCCTGTGCCTGCGCCTGTGGCTGTACGTGGTGCGATATGCAACCCGACAGCACCACCGTCCGTGGTCCCTTGACCACTCGCAGTAGCCGAACGTGGGACGACACGCTCACCCTCAGCGGTCTGCGTACCTGTACCAGAGGCGAGTGCCGTGCGCTTGGCAACCAGCACTGTAGTGGTCGATGATGCACCTGACCCTGAACCTGTCGCAGTACGCGGCGATAGAACTAGACGTTGCGCAGTTGACGACCCTGTACCTGCTGCTGAAGCAGTACGGTCAACAACGACTAGACCGCGATAGAAACCTTGCGTCGTCTTATAGGGAGAAGCGAAATAGACGACCTTGCGGTACGTGTAGTTCGGTACTTCTTCAAACTCTCGAAACCCAGGAGAGTCGGTAAACCCGAAACTGAAATCGGTGACTCCAGTAGCCATATGGCTACTTCACCTCAATCCAGTGTCAGGGTCAGCGAAGTGATTTGGAAAGTGTCACCAGCGGTTACCGCAGCAGAAGACGACAGGGCGCCAGTCCACAAACAGTTACCAGCAGTGGAGTTATCCCACAGCGAGAAATGCGAATAGGTTTCCGTGGTGGAAACGTTCGTCCACTCAACGGTCGCAGAAGAAGCCATCGAACCAGATGACGCAGCAGAAAACGTGACCTCTTCGCGGGTGGTCTCTGTGGCTGCGTTGCTTGTGCCCGCTTCGCCTGGGTCTCCAGTGTGGAGTTTTACGTAGACGTTGCTCACCGAGAACGATTGAGCGCGAAGGGTATCAAGCAGTTTGTTTTCTGCGTAGTTAGAAATCGACATCAGTTACCTCGCGCAAAATGATAGCAGAAAAACAGAAGTGGGGGGAGCGGGGTAGGGGAGGAAACCCCGCCCCCCCACCGATTCTGTCTGAACTAATTACTTAGTTCGCGCCGAGCGACGACGACGACTCAATGCGACGCAGCGAAGCCTCGCGGAATCGTGCGTAGCCACCAAGCCAGTACCAGCCGACAGGCTGGAAGCGCTGGAGCACGTCGACCACTGGACCGCGCACAACGCGTGGGAACGCGCCGTTGCCATCAACAATCGAGTGAGCCTTAGCGAGAGCCTGACGTCCCGCGATGTGCGTGCAATACGCATCCACGGTGCCCGTCGAGCCTGAGCCGTTCGAGGCGTTCTCGAAAATCTTCGCACGTGGCGTCTCAATGAAACGCACACCTTCGAAGGCTCCGACTTCGCCGTTGTAGATACCTGCTGGGTCGCTGTACACGTGCGGGTCACGCCACGAAGCCACACCAGTCTCCTTGCGGAGGTCGTATGACACGTCTGGGTGAATGTAACCCATGTACATGCCGTTGAACGAAACGGCGTTGGCCTTACGGAGAGCAGCGACAACCTTGCGGACGTCGTTTGCCTCGATGATGTCACTCGCTTCAATTTCGGTGCGAGCCGTTGGGGTGGTGCTTCCGCCACCGCCGTACACGACGTTGGTGCCAGCGGACAGCACGTCACGGATAACTCCGTCGATGCTGATACCAGCGTTGTAACCAACGAGGTTTGCGGCTGCTGCATCCACGTCAAGGAACGAGGTGCCACGCAACTTGGCGGTGGTGTTGACGGCGTTGCCGTACTCTTCCAGCGTCACTTCAACTTGGCTGTCGCCCATCACCACTGGGGTGACGTCGGTGTCCTCGGTGAGGGTGCTGGTCTTTTCGCTCAAGTCGTTGAAGATGGTGAACTTCACGCTTGAACCTGGCATTGCTTGTGCGACTGGCATCACGTCTGCAACCGCGTCGAACAGAAGTTCGGAGCGGAGTGCGAAGTACGCAATCCTGTCAAATGCAACCTGGTCTGTGAGCAGGCTGCTCTGTTGTGTCTTGGACATTACCTGTTATTGCTTTCCCCCGACAGGCACGGGGGCCTGCGGGCTAGATGTTTTCTGCTTCTTGCCTTGCTTGAGCCAAAATCTGCATCACTTCATCCTGGTTACGAGCCTGGTTGAGTTTGGTATTCCAGTCAACAACGGGTTCGCTCGTCTCGCCAGCGCGTTGTGCTCGCGTAATGCGATTCCAAGCGTCAGCCTCAGACTTGGCTTGCGCATTATCCGCAGCCGCCTGAATGAGTCGGGCTTCTTCCGCCGCTGTCCTAATCGCCTCGGGGGTGATTTCACCTTCGTAACCTTTTACGAAATACTTAGCCATCGGGTTATCCATTGGGATTCCCGCCTTCACAAACGCATATTCGCGTTTGAGTGCTTCCGCTTCCGTCAATGCTTGCTCTTTAGCCTTCAACTCTTTTTCGAGTTGACGCATCCGTGCCCGCACTGGGTCCTTCGGTGCCTCATCGCCAGTTTCGTCTTCGAACTCGTGGACGTTTGACATTGGCTCACTCCTTTACCCACACCAGGTTGGAGGTTCCTGGTGGCTGTTGTCTTATGTGACGTGCTAACTGTAGCACATCATCGTCTACGCATGTCAAGTACCCTACTGTGCGGTACCGACACCCGTTTCAACTGTGCCCGATGTGGCGCCAGAGGTGCGAGCGAAACTGCCGCCGCCCATGAACTCTCCGACACGTTGAGCGCGACGACGCTCCAACTCCTGCTGTGCCTGCACATCGAACCCGAGAGCCGCCCCAACCTTCTGCTCCTCAGTGAGGGCTGTTTCTCCGCCCATCTCCTGATAGAGACCAGCCAACTGACCAGCCCTCTGGAACGCAGCCTGGGCTTGCTCAGCGGTGTAGCCGCGAGCCACCAAATCCTCTGCGGTAGCAGCACTGACCTGGAGTCCTGCCTGTTCCCTGCCACGGGCACCGATGCGGGCAGCCTCAACTTGGCGACGCAACGCAGGCTCAGCACGGGTAGGGTCAATAAAGTAGGCGGCAAGGGACGCCTCATCGTTACCGACCTCTGGGTAGAACTGGCGCATCGTGTTCAGGACTGCTGGGTCGGCGTCACGAACCTTGGCGAAACCTTCGTCGATACGGGCTTGGAACTCGGCTGGCGAAACATCCCCCTCAATGAGTTTCTGGAAGTCATCAGGGGAGTCATAGAACGCTTGCGGGAGGCGGTTGGATACCAGCACGGAACGGTACTGCTGTTCCAGCCCAATGTAGGTAGCGGGGTCAAGTTCGGGTAGTCCGAGACGGGCGCGGGCAGCGTTGCCTTTGAACCGTGTCTGGAACTGTTGACTTTCGCGAAGGTTGAACAGGATGGCGTCAGAGTCTTCGATACCTTGGGCGAGAAGACCACGGATTTGGGTTTCCAAACCTTGTAAGCCTGCGCGTTGCAGGAAGGTGTTTATGACACCGAAAGCGTTTTCTTGGCGTTGGGTGGTGGCGGCACGTTCGGCGGCTTGGGTTGCGGCAAACTCGGCTGCACGCTGTTCGCGGTCCAAACGGACGATGCGTTCTGTTTCTGTTTCTCGTGGCGCAGTTGGCTCAACAGGTCGTTCTGCTTCAACGCCCAACGCTGCCCGTAGCGCAGCAGCCTGCTCTGGAGTCTGGTTAGCGAACGCCTCATCAAGTTGACTACGCAACTCGGGCAAGTCAATAGGACCAAGTGGTACGTTGCTCATGCTCTAAATCCAAACTTCTTCTCTAAATCCATCACCAGGTTACTTGCCTGCTGCTTCGCTTCATTCGTGAACTGCCAACCATACTTGTCATCCGACTTCAATTTGGTAATCCAATCCGTCAACGACATCGGCTTCTCTCCCATCAACGCTGACGCAAACTGAGTAGGCAAACCACTTTCGTCAAGTAGCGCAACCTGGTCTGGGGCCTTTTCCAACACACGAGCCGCTATTTGTTGGTATGGAGAAAAAATGGTCTCAACGGAAATGCCACGCTCTAACAATTCTGCAAATGGGGCATAACTTACTTTTGCAATATCTCGCAAATTGTTGCGCAACATATCCTCCGTCATCACCACACCACTAGCGGGGTCGGTTTCTTGGGCGAGGATGCGGCTGATTTGTGTGTCGTCTGGGCGTTGACCGTAAGCACGATAGATGGCTCGGATACGGTCTGCGTCTTCGCCACCCAACGCCGTTTTCGCAGCGACAGGGGTTGTGAAGTCTGGGGCTACGGAACCGCGTTTGAACGCGGCACGATACACGAGACGCCCGAGTTCAATGTCGCTTGCCCCGTTTCGGGCTGCGACACCTGCGACTTCTTCAAGGGTTGCCTGGTCAAACTGGATTTCGCCGTACTCCCCACGAATCTTGTCAATCTGTGCTTGCACGGACAACTGTTTCTCGGCAGGTGTCTTGACATCAAAACCCTGCTGATTCCTTGTGGTGTTGAGACCATACGGTGTTTTCTTGAGTTCCTGAACGAACTGTGCTTTACCTTCTTCGGATTTGAACCATTCCTGTTGGACGGCTTTGCGCAACAAATCGGGGACACCCTCGAACTTGGGGTCCAAAAGGTATGCGTATTCGCCTGCCTGTTCAGCAACCAACGCTTCCCAGTTCGTTACCTTTTTCTTACCAGCCTTCAACTGTTCACGAACATCTTTACGGTTCTGTGGTGTGTCGGGCAGGCCAGATGATGCCAGGGCAGCGTCGACATCTGCCTTCGTTACCGTAACGGGAGCAGTAGCGCCACCGCGAATAGATTCTGTTTTGGGCGCAACCTGACCAGGGGTGACACCTTTCGGGACTGGGGCAACAAATGTTCCGCCAGTTGCTTCAGTGGTTTGTGCAGTAGTAGCAAGTGGCTCTACCTGCAAAAGAGAATCCAACCGTTTTTGTGCAGACGCAACATTGCTCTTTGTTTTATTTAGTTCCGCTTCGCTGATATTTCCCTTTGCGAAAGCGTTTTGATTTCTCGTTAGCGTTGCAAGTGCGTCTTCAAGAATCGACGATGCCTGAGTGATTTCGCTTTTCTTTTGGGCTGAGGCTGTCCGTTCTGTTTCGACTTGTTTTTTTAGACGCGGAATCAAATAGTCCCGCAAATCCGTCAATGTATAACGGATGCCTTGATAGACGTATACGGTTGTCTTAGGGTCGTTTAGCGCCGATTCTGCTGCCGCAAGGTCATTCTTCAAAGACATCATGCACCTCCGAACGCACGTTCAAACAGGTCAGCCAATGTACGGAAACCCTCAACCTGAACTTCTTCCTCACGACCACGAGTCACCGCCTGCGTAGCCAACGTGCCCAACGCTGGAGCCTGCTCCGTACCGTAAGCCGCTTGACGTTCACGTGCCTGGACAAACTGCACAGCCTCACGAACCTCTTGCGGGGTCATCGAACGACCCAACTGGCGGAACGACTCATCACGCAACACCGTCTGAATATCCTCTTTCGCCGTAACACGAACAGTGCGACCAGTGGATGCTTGACCGCCAGGGTATTCGTTCTTTAGATACGCCAAGCCGACGTCTTCGGTGACACCCCAACGGTTCAACTCCAACAAATACTTTTGTGTTGCTTCCAAATCTTTGCCGTCAAACGTGGTAGGTGAAGGTTTGCCGCCCTCATACAGACCGTAATCGGC